GTGTCGTTAAACTGCGTGTTGATCCCGATGTGGACCTTCTGCGCTTGGACGATGTTGATGTCCTTGAACACATAGTCCTGAACCGTGCAAGGGATCTTCTTCACCGTGCCGTCAAAGACAAAGAACGCGTCCTTGCTCATCCAATACGACACGCCGTTGACGTCCGCCGCTGCATGCGGCCCGATGCACCCGCAGTTGGCTCCCAACTGCTGGAAACCGAAGGTGTAGGGCGGCCCAAGATACTGCTGGCCATGAAGCGACGTGTCCGTCCAGATCAAAATCTGGCCGCGTGAGCGCAGGGCCGTGATGATTTCATTGCCGTCCGTGAGCCGTTGTCCGCCGGCCGTGTTGGTGGCCGTCGGCACAAAGGTGTTGATGTCCTCTTGATTGGAAAAGCGCACGAACATCGGATCCTGTGTGTTTGGCGTACCGATCGTGCTCTCGGTCCCAAAGCACACCAAGTGTCTATCCGGCGTGGACACCAGAGCGTATTTGCTCTTGGTCGGAGCCCCTGAAATAGCCGTGGCCCGCACACTCAACCCAATGGCAGGATCCCACTCGTAAATGCCCCCGTCCACGTATTGCAGGATCAGCTTTTCTCCGTAGTTGTCGAACTGCCAAACCTGAGACAAGAGCTGCAACGAAGCAGAAGGCGGACGAGGCGTGCCCCAAGTGCTCAAGCCCCAAGTGCCCGTGCCCCACCCGAAGTCGATGAAGCTTTTGTCCGCGCCCGTGTTTATCTGGTAGGCCGCGTTGGCCGTGCCGGCCGCTGTGGCCGTACTGGTCGCCGCTGTGGGCGAGGTGATGCGGTACTCGTTGGCATTGAGAACCTCGATAATCTCGAACTGGTTGTTCAAGCTCGCATTCGGAATGCCTCCTGGGTCTCCCGTCGTGCCGCTGAAGGTGACAAAGTCCCCTCCGATCGCGCCGTGCCCCGTGTCGTTGACCGTGACGCTGGTCGAGCCGTTCGTCGTATCGAAGGTAATCGTGCCGGTGACCGTTTTGCGAATTGGAGTGATATCACCCCACGAACCGCCATAGAAGGCGTAGACCTTCTTGTTGGTGCCGATTACCGCGTAGGGTGAGCCGTCGAGCGAGTTCCAGGTAAAAACGTCGCTGGCCGCGCCCACAAAATTAACAGGCGTCTGATCAAACGAGGTCCAGCCCCCGATCTTCTCCGGCAAGCCGTACCGAAAGCGCACGTAGTCACAATCAACCCAGCCGCCCTCTGCACCGTACTCGGTGTTCTGCTTGTCGATCCCAGGCTTCAGAAACAGTCGTAAGAGCGGCATGTCATGTCCTAAGTGATGGGGCCACCCACCAACCACGCGTCACACGTGCGATCACCGGCGCACTTGAAATGGAACAGCTCGCAGTAGCCCAGGTTCGCGGCGGCGATCACGTCATCCGCATAGCTCTCATGCTCCTCCGGCTCGCTCTCGATGCCATCTGCAATGCACTTGAGCATCTGTGTGGTCTGGATGAACGCGCCGCAGTTGCCGCAACGCGCCTTTTTCGCCTCTCGCACCGTCGTGTCCCACATGTCCGCTTTCTTCTGCCAGAAGACGCGCGACTCCGACTCAGGGTTCAAGGGCCCGTATCCGTATTCCTTGATCGCGTGATTGCGGTTCTTGAGGTTGATGTGGATGTCCACCGTCGCAGTCGGACACGCCTTCATGCCCTTGGCATAGGCCTGCTTGATTCCGCTCGCAATGGCGTCCTTCTTGACGGTGGCCATGGGGCCTCCTACATGGTCGCCCCGGACGCGGCCGGGACGGTAGTGATCTGGATCGCGACTGAACGCTTCAAGTTCAACGGCTCAAGGCAATCGGAACACGAATCCGCAGCAAGCTCTGCTTCATCGAGATCATATCCGCAATGAGCGCAAACCGCCTCAACCTCATGCGCGGGCTCGATGCTGCCATCGGGCAGCGTCCTGGAGGGGAGCGAAAGCTTCATGGTGTCTCCATTAGGTACAACGCTCTCTCATCATGCCTGCGAGTCACCAGCCCCGGCAACTCTCGTCCACCAGCCAGCGTCCACTTCTTAAACTCATCTGCCGCTCCCTCGTAGTCTTCCCGGTTGTGCTTCATGCGAAGGGTCGAGTTCTGAAGGTTGCCTAGCCCAACATTGAAAGCGAACGAAGCGAGTGCCAGATGGCGATTGCTAAGAGGAACCACAGAACATAGTCGGAGTACCCCCGGAAGAAACCGCTGAAGATCCTCTTGAAGTAGCGCATCGACCTCGTCCTCTGTCAATCGCCGATCCCAACCTGCCGGTATAGGTAGCTCAAGTCGTCGATCAAACGGTACGCGCAGGTGAGAAGGATCGATGACCCTCCCAACGCCCACGGTCCAAAGCCGCGCCCCGCATCGGTATGGGCGATACCGAACACCCTCGTGGTGCTTCAGCATTTTGATCAGCGCGTTCATTTTTTGCTGAACGCTTGGCTTCCAAACCAAAAACTTATGATTGACGCCCAGATGATCTGGGTGTCAGCGTCCCACAGGTTAGCAATTACCTCTGCAAACGGGGTTCCCAGATGCCACGCATACGCCGCACCGAAGATGTTGATGAAGCAGAGCAGGGCAAACATCCCGTAGGTGATGACCGGGCGGACCAGAGCGCGGGCATTGATCACCCACCTGCTTGCGCCTTCCCCGATAGCAATATCGTGGGCGTACAGGGCTTGCTTCTCTTGCAGAGCGAACTGTTGGGTAGAAACATCCGCCGTGATCTGAAGCTGGTCAGTTCTGATCTCTTCTACCCTTGCTTGAGCCTCAAAACCTGCCTTTCTGAGTTCCAGTTCCCGCTCGATCTGCATCCGGGCCAAGGCCAGTTCATGCGTCTTGTCTGCGCGGTCTTGAAAGAACCCTAAGAGTTTAGGCAAGCCCCCGGCGAGGAAGGAAAGAAGGGTCGTAAGAAGGGTGATCATTTTGTCCCCGTTGTAATGGTGTCGTCGCCCTTGGTCACAGTCACTCTTCCTTCAGTGACATCTACCTTCATCGGCGGCTCTTTCCGGTCTAGCTTGTCTAAACGCTCAATGAGAGACTTGATGACCTCAAACTCCGGCCTCTCCTGCTTCGCATTAGCCCCGGCGATACCGTTGAGCATGGCGATGAGCGCCGTCAAAGCAGCCGATACAAGACCGATGACAGCGGCGATCTTGGACTCTTCTAATAAGAGGCTAGCCCCAACACCGACGATGACGATAGCGGTGATGTATGCCAGACCATGTTTCCCAATCGCTTTCCCGGCGACTTCCTTAGCCGCAGACTCAGCTTCCAGCCTTTGTAACTCGGCCTTGGCTTGAGCCTTCAGCATACGGATTTCGTGTCTCACCGGGATATCTCGGCTAACACGAGCATTAACCCAATTATCAGCATCATCAGCCATATTAGGCACTTACCCACGGCAGGGGAGGGCTGACCACTACGGGGTGCTTTTGGAGTTCCAGTTGGGCTTGAACTGCGGCTTCCGTCGCGGCCTTGTCTACGCCGTTTGCCCAGATCCAACCGAGCACTTCGTTCTGCGTGAGTTGGTCGTAGGGGACAAAGCTCGCCGGGTTCGGGCCGGGAACAGAGCAGGTGGAGTAGACAGAGGCAGAGTAGGTCTTGTCACCATCTACTTCGGTCTTGGATACTCTCCAGTGGACGCAATAGACAACATCGCTCAATCCATCTTCCTGTACGCGACAGTCCATCCGGGACACTTCCCAAATCGGGCTAGCACTCATTTGCTTTTCTCCAGTTCCACGGCAAAGCCGAATTATGAATCAAGACACCAGACATTGACGGCTGATACAACACACCATCATCTAACTTGTTTTTCTTGTGCATGTTGTAATACGCCGAAACCACTCTTAGGTTCCAAGGCACATGCAAACCACACACGGTTTTGCCTTGCAACGGCACTATATGGTCAACGTGACATTTGAAACCTGCATTGCCAGAAGTTTTGCTAGCAAAGATATAGATCGATTCCATTTGCCTAAACTGTTCTGGCGTCAACCATTTTGGCGTTGCTTGTAACTTTTTTGCTTGTCGCGCTTGTTCGCTCGCAGCATGTTGAGGTTTTCGCTTGGCGGCACTTTTCCTAATTGTCTCTTTTACCTTTTCAGGGTTGTTTAATCGGTACTTTGCTGACGCAAGGCGATACTTTTCTGGATTTTTAGCGTATCCCTTTTTATACCAGTCCGGGTCTTTAATTAGTCGTTGCTTGTTTATTTCTAGACATTTCAATCGGAAACACTCAAAGCAATTCCCGTTTGATACAGCCCGTTCTGCCACATGACCATATTTACAAGGGCGACCAGTAAAGTATCTTGTTTTCCCGGCTGCTTTGGCGGCCGCTCGTTCTTTGGGCTTGTATTGGTGATCGGCTAAATGCAGCACGCCCATGATTAAGCTCCTTTGAGTGCGGCCACTTCGGCCTCTAGGGTTTCAATACGGGCCATTGCTTCTTGCAGGGCGACAGCGGCTTTCATCAGCAACACCGAGGTCTTAACTGACTTGGTGGTCGTGCCAAGGTCGGTGCCTTCAGCATCGCGGTCTTGATGCTCATCAACTAGACCCGGAGAGGTCAGTTCGACTTCCTGCGCCACTACGCCCAACTGGACGCGACCAGACGGATCGTCTTTCATCTTGAACTTGCGGAAGCGCAATGCTTTGATGTCTGACCATTGTGAACCTGCGTCCACAATGTCAGTTTTCATCTTCTGGTCAGAGATAGCGCCATAGGAGTTATTGGTATTAGTTACATCACCGGAGTCGGCTACACGGAACCTAAACAAGTTAGCGGTCGTGTTGTATGCGCTAATGATGTAGTAGGTATTGTCTGTAGTGTTTCTTGCGTTCGATATGAAAATTGTGCCGTCTGTAACTGACGAAGTGCTGCTGTTTCTAACAACTAGCGTATTATTAGTGTCGTTAGAAACCATTTCGTGATAAGTGCCTGTACTTCCAACATACGACCCCGTATTACTCGCCTTAAAGTACCCACCGCTGGTGATACGGGCGCGTTCGGTGTTGTTGGTGCCAAAAAGCAAAGCATGGTTTGTTTTAGCAAAAACATAAGTGTTGTCATTTGTAGCAGTGCCAAAAAACCCCGTGCCAGT